AACAGGTCTCTAAATTCTTTTCTATCTTTAGGAAAACCTAAACCAGTTAACCAACCGTGTACTTCTCTATAGTTTTCTAAATTTTCATCAACCATAAAATCCATAGATAGTGGACTATATGATAATTTATCTCCAGGTAAAGGTATATCTTTCAATGGTGTTGCTTGTGCCATCTGACCTTCTAATGTTATGCCTGGTAAGTTAACTGCTGTACAAAAGAATTCTACTTTAGGAAGTTTTGTAATAGTAAATTTAAACTGCGTTGGAGCAGCATAGTCAAATTTAGTTGGTTGTCTTTTGTATGATTGTTTAATTGTCATACTACTATTTATAAGTCATTTAGGCCAAAAAAAAGGGGAGTAAAAACTCCCCTTTCTAATTAATAAAATTGTGTTCGCAATATACTTAAAAGTAAATAGCGACTTGACTTACATCAAGTTAGCTACTTGGACTTTTTGGTAATATCTGTTAGCGTTAGCACTTCCAGCGTCATTTACTGCTGTAGCAGCACCTGATTGAGCACCAGTTTCAGCGAATGGATTAGCGATTAAGCCATATCTAGTCTTGAATCCGATTTTCGGTTGGAAAGTGTCTTGACCAACTGCACGAACCATTTGTAAAGGAACATATGGGCAGTAAAAAATACCTGCGTCATATGGTGATGTTCCTTTATATCCAACAACATAATACTGTTTAGCAGTACTGTTTGCTGAATAAGGATCAATGTATACTTTAAATCTACCGTTAAGAACACCTGCAAAAGTATTGCCTGTGTCATCAACATTTAGGTTGTTATTTAAAGCTGGAGTGTAATCTAATACACCTGCCATTTGAAGAGCAGAAGCTACATCAGATGAGCAGATAATTATATTACCTTTTCCTCTTCTGGTTCTTTGAGCGATTCTGTTAGCGTCACGTTCCAATTGGAACATTAAGCCTTTGAATCTTTCAACAGACCATCTACCATTAGAGTCTGTATCTAGGTCAAAAATACCAGCAGTTGTTACGTTACCAGTTTGAGCGCCTTTTTCTGAATTAATGTAAATAGTTCTTACAACTTCTCTATTAATTTCTGCTAAAATTTCAGCAGATAAGATGTTTGCAAGTTCTGTTTCAGCATCTAAACCGTGGATTGCTTTTAAATCTTGAGCAAGTTCCATAGTGTATTCAGCCTTTAGAGCTCTTGATTTAGCAGTTACAGTAGATTTCTCTATTGAGAAAGCCATTTCTGCAAATGCATTACCGCTAGCGTCGCCTAATGCTTCAGCTTTCGCTGTAGTCATAGCTGTTCCAGCTGTATATGTTCCAGGTGAACCGTCGTTTAAGACAGCTGGGTTTGCACCCGAGTGGTCAGTCGCTGAGTAGCCATCAACAGAAGATCCAGCAGCATTTCTGCCTGAAAAGTCTGTGTCTGCTTCGTCAAAGAATGATTCTCCGCCTGCTTGTGAAGTATATCTACTTCTCATAGCGAAAATTAGTCCTGTAGGACCAGTCATTGGTTGAACACCTGCGATATCGTATGCAATTAAATTCGGCATTGCTCTACGAACTAATGAAATTAGAATTGGATCCCAATTCGCTACAGCACTACCTGTTGCGTTTGTTGGAGCCGCTTCTGCCAAGTAAGCAGAGTCTTCTTTAGAAGCTCTTTCTTGGTTTTCTAATATCACGGATGTAACGGCACGTCTATAAGCATCAGTAATTTTTGGTAAATCAGGATGCTCTAGTACTGGCTGCCATTTTTTTTCGTGTGTTTCAGATAAGTACATATGTGTTTATCTCCCTTTATATTTACTTAATAGACAGTTTAATGTCTTTAGTTTTGCTTATAGCGGCGCTGTAAGCAGCCATAGAATTTGATAAATCAGGATTAACTGATCCATCTGCCGCCACATCATCTAGATTCTCTTTCGCTTCATTGTTTTTCTTTCCAAAATAAGATTCTTTCACAGTTTCTAATTTCTTCTGATAGTCTTTTGCGTTAGAGTATTCAATTCCTTCGGCAAGTTTAGCAAACTTTTCTTTTGCTGTGTCAGCAAGGTCTTCAGAAACTTTAGATTGTATTTCATCTCTAACTTTAGTTCCAACTTCCTTGTTTAACTCAACATTTTTGCTAATTTGCTCATTGAGGTCTTTTTCCAGTTTTTCAATTTTACCTGCTTGGTCTTCAAGCACGTTATATTTTTCATCTGGAACATCAATGTAATGGTCTTCAAATAATTTTTTAAGACCATTGATAAAGTCTTCAGCAATTTCTCCTTTGATACCTCGTTCAAGAGCGATTTCGTTTTCTTTCATCCACTCTTCAACAACATATGCTAAGTAAGAATCAACTTTTTCAGTTAATTCAGATTTTGCTTTAGCACTTTCTTGCTCAAATTTTTTGTTATAATCTGTTTCCAATTCTTCAGTAATTTCTTTTACTTTAGATTTGATAGCCGCTTCAAAAATAGTAGCAGCTTTAGCCTTAAACTCTTCGGTTAAGTCTTTTTCTCCAGCGATAAGAGCGTCAACGTGTTCTTTTACGTCAATCTCTTTTTTCTTTTCTTTGTCTTCGTCTTCTGTTCTTACTTCAGCGTCATCTTTTTTCTTATCGTCTTTCTTTTCGTCAGACTCTTTGACATCTTTTTTATCTTTTTTAGCGTCAATAGCTTTTTGAAGTGCTGGTGGTAAGTCGCCTTCCTTAATTTCTTTACCGTCTTTGTCTTTAGTTTCTTTGTTCTCCAATTTAGTGTTGTGTCCACTCAATTTAGGCATTGCGTCAGCAGCGCCTTGATGTTTTTGAGGAGCTTGTCCAGAAACTTTTTTCATTTTCTTCGTAGCGTCAGGATTGCTGTCTGTAGGTTTAACTACTGCCTTACCTAAATCTTCATATTCACTCATTTTAGCAATATGAGAAGGTTCAGCCGCCACAGCATTCTTTTTAGGAGCATCCGCTTGAGGATTAGGTGAATTCGCCTCTTCCACCGCTTTTGCTTCTAACGCTTCTATTTTGTCTGTTTCAGCCATTTGAAAACTCTCCTTAATTAATTTAAACGTTTAAATTAGTTCTCTCTTTGTTAATAGATATTTATAAGATTATAGATTTTCAATGAATTTTTTGAATACGTCTGCCTTTGCTTCTGCTAAACGTAGTCTTTTTGCTTCATTTATGTACTGTTTCCACTCTTCAATATCTCTCTCTTTGATAACACCATTGTCCCATACCCACTCTTTGTTTTCCATAATGCCTTCTACGAAAGCGTCTGGAGCGCTTGGGTCTGCAACAATATCAGCGGCAGTTGCTAAGTAAAAATCTCTTCCTACTTCGTTAACTCCACCTCGTCCACGCACTAGTGATCCCATACCTCTTGAAGACACTCCTAATTGAGCACCTTCCTGAATAAGATTTTTAACAATCTTACCATATGGTGTGTCCATCACTTTTGCTTCACCAACAAAATTATGTCCATCAGGATGTAAGTCTGTTATCATATGACTTACTCTTTCAAGATTTACAACTGGTCCATCAGGATGTCCTAACTCGCCAAATGCACGTCTTTTATTGATAAATTCTCTATTGTATCTTGAAACTTCTTTTTGCAATATCTCTTTAGGATAGACTCTGCCATTCCTATTTTTGATATCTGCTTGTAAAAAGATACCTTTAATTTTAAATTGTTTTTTGCCACCAACTTCTTCTACAATAAACTTTGAATCGGCTGCTTCTTCTGTAATTAGTTTCATAGTTCTCTCTCTTACTATTTATAATATTTTTTATCTAAATTCAACGATTAATGAGTAGTTATCGCCCTTAGCAAAGTTCTTTGTACTTAACAGTACATCACCTGTTGGTGTAGTTGCGTCATTTTTAAATGAGTTTCCATCAGTTCTTAAATCTATTGTTCCTTGTCCTGAAAGAAATAAAGCAGTAGAATTTGTAGCACCGTCCCATATCAATTCCACACCAGATTTTGCGTCTGATACGTTAACTGAATAATATACTCTTGCTATACGTCTTTCACCATCTTCACTCATAAAAGTAGTCGCTGAAGCGTCTATTTTTTGTACGTTTGTTTCTCCAGAACCGTCTGAAAAGTTAGTCATTTTAATTACGTACTTAACTCCAGATGTATCTGCTATTGTTTGTGTTGTAACTATATCTGCCATTAGAATCCTAAATGTGTTGCGTCATAAAAATCTTTAGATAATTCACCACGCTCTACTGTTTCCCCTTTTTTTCTACATCTAGCATAA